ATTAACTTAGATTTTGCTGGACGCACTTTTGAACAACTTGTAAAAGAAGGTAAAAAAGTAACTGATGACTGGCAAACTTATGCTCCTAAAATGTACACCTTTGAAGATGTATTAAAAGAAGCTGGTAAGTTATACGGGTTTGTCAAAGATGCTAAGTGATTTAATGCAGCGAGTTAGGGATATGTTTAAGCCCTATACGCTAGAGGACTTTATCTGTGATGCAGACCCAAAAGATTATAAAGATATTCAACGATTAGAAGCCGTTTGGCATAACTATCAAGATCGTAAACTTTTTAATAATTGTTACTAAAATATCGCGGTGAGTCAGGGTAGAAGCAAGTCTCATAAGCTCCGCTTAGAAGGTTCGAGTCCTTCCGCCGCAACCAAACCAATTCTGTACCTATAGATAGTAGCCAGTCTATAAACCAAACAGAAGCCCTAAACTAAGGTTTAGGTTTGCCTATATTATATTTTGACCCTAAGTCAAAGCGGGTGAAGAAACCTAGTGTGTGCACACACAATAGTTTCAGGACTTGTTCCCACCTATGCTTGCCCGACAAAGTGTTTTATAGGTAAACCTAAACCTTATTTATTTGGAGAAACAAAAATGTCAGATAATGGAAAAGGCTCAAAGCCTAGACCTTTTAGTGTAAGTGACCAAGAATACGCAGCTCGTTGGGATGCTATTTTTAATCGTGATTCGGAAACTGATAAACCCACTCGTAACAATCAAGAAACTCAAGAAGCACAAAATTTCAAAGTTGACTCTAGTGGTAAAAGTTTGTTATAATTATTCTTTAACAACAAGGATAATCAATGAAAGACAACCAGTTAATGATTATGCCTGCTTATGGCAGACAATATAAAACAAGCCAAGAAGCTAAAGCAGACTGGGAAACTGGAAAAGATTTCAAGATTGTAAACGGACCATACCTCTCTATCCGTGATATTAATTCTTTAAAAGATAAATATACTTCAGTATGGCTTGATCTGATTACAGTAGTAATTAGGTTAGTATAAATATTGCGAGTATGGGGGAATTGGTAGACCCAGCAGACTTAAAATCTGCCGCGTAATGCGTATCGGTTCGACTCCGATTACTCGTACCAAACAACACTCGGTTCATCTAGAGGCCTAGGATACCGCCCTTTCACGGCGAGCACACGAGTTCGAATCTCGTACCGAGTACCATTTTTAGTAGCGAATTCATTGGCTATTGCGTGTAAGTGTTATTCTCCTCCCTGACACTGAGGCGACCTGGAGTTGGCGACCAGGCGCTACTAAAAATGGTATTAACATAGTTCCGACAAGCTTATCAATTACATTCCCTAGTAGTTGGTAGCTCACTAGGTCGAGGCGGGTGCAAGCCCCGTCAACTAAAATGTGTGAGTGATAGCGGACTACGCACAGGATTTCAAGGCTTGAGGACTGTCGTCCAAGAGTAGTAAGACAATATCTAGCACTTTAGGGAGTGCTATATATTTAAGTAACTTGGCGTGGCCAGCGGGACACTCCAGTAATTAAGGGCTCTGTCGCAGTAACAAGTTACTTAAATATATTCAGGTCTTAAAGTGTTCACGGACGCACACAGCACTGTCACTGCTGTAGATGGGGATCGTTACCCCATAAGACCGCCAAACACGGAATACTGGCCGAGCGGTTAAGGCAACAGTTTGCTAAACTGTCATTCAGTAATGGGTGGGTAGGTTCGATTCCTACGTATTCCGCCAAATATGCAGTTGTTAGTGTAACGGTTAACACCACGGATTGTGATTCCGTTAATATGGGTTCGATTCCCATACTTCTGCCCAAATTATAGTGCGATGGCAGAGTGGTCAAATGCACGGGATTGCAAATCCTGAAAGTCGTCAGTTCAAATCTGACTCGCACTTCCAACATTCTTTCATAGCTCAGTCGGCAGAGCAAGTGACTGTTAATCACTAGGTCCGTGGTTCGAGCCCACGTGAAAGAGCCATGCCCGATTAGCTCAGTGGTAGAGCAACCGCCTTGTAAGCGGTAGGTCGTCAGTTCAAATCCGACATTGGGCACCATACTAAAACACACTTAGCCGACTGTATAATTCAGTAAGCTTTTAGGGATGATCCACGTTAAGTGTGTTTTAGTATGGTTGTAAGAAGCAGACAGAAAAGTGTTTTGGACCCGGGGGCAGTTCCCGGCAGGTCCACCATAAGCATACTTAAATCTCTACAAAACCGAAAGGTTGGGATCAGGGCTGGTACACCGGATTACTCTAGGGAAACCTATAAGTGCGAATAGACCATAGTGTGCTTTTGATGGGCCTGACATAGATATCGATTGAGTCAAGAGTAATGAAATGGACAGTCCGGCAATGCTAAAGCCGTTAGGGTTGGGGATTCCTGGCCGAAGAAGCACAAAAAAGTAACCGCAAACGACTCACAGTTCGCATTAGCAGCCTAAACACTGCTTAGGGTTTTGTCAAGTTTTCCTCGTAACAGAATAAACTTGACCCTAAACTACAGAAAGCATACATGACAGACGAAACAAAAATTACACTAGGCAAACAATTTTTTACTAAAAATAGTGGGAACTTATACGAATTCTATCTGTCAGGCGAAATTGAAGATGCCAGTGAGTATTGTGAATGGTTTGATACTATTCGCAATGCTCGTGCAACTGACACAGTTAAAATCTACATTAATAGTTGCGGAGGCGATTTATATACGGCTCTGCAATTTTTGCGTGTGTTATCGGAAACTAATGCCCATGTGATTACTAGTGTTGAAGGTGCTTGTATGAGTGCTGCAACAATGATCTTTCTTCACGGAGACGAGTTTGAAGTAACACCGCACAGCTTGTTTATGTTTCACAACTATTCAGCAGGTGTATTTGGCAAGGGTGGCGAAATGTTTGACCAACTTCAGTTTGAACGTGCTTGGTCAGAAAACTTCTTGCGTGAAGTATATCACGACTTTTTAACACCTGAAGAAATTAAGTCAATGTTAGACAACAAAGACATTTGGCTTACTAGTGAACAGGTATTGGCACGAATTGATTTAGTGTTAGCTAAAATGGCTGCACTAGAAGAATTAAAGGCAGAGAAAGAAAATGGCTAAAACATTTGGTAGTTTAAAATCAAACAAATTAGATATGTTAGATAAGTTGACAATGGGCAAGTTTGCTGGTTGTAGAATATGTGATATTATTGCAGATGATTTTGAATACCTTATTTGGTTAAACAAACAAGGGTTTGTAAATTTTACAGCCCCTGTTATGTCAGACCTATTAGCACGTGCAGGCTTTAAAGAAGCTGAAGAGCACTACAAGAATGAGATTGAGCCTTGGGAGAACGAAGATGTCCCTTTTTAACTATAAAGTCCCACAAATACACCACAAAGTACAAGTTTTACTATGGGCAATAGATCAGTATGGATTTGTACAAGTAGAAAAAATAGATATTACATAAGCGGGATTGGTATAGGGGTTGTGCCCTAGTCTTCCAAACTAGAGAGATCAGTTCGAACCTGATATCCCGCTCCACTTACGAGTCGCGCTTGTAGCTCAATGGTTAGAGCAGCGGACTCATAATCCGTTGGTTACTGGTTCGAGTCCAGTCGAGCGCACCACCAACATAACACACCACAGGAAAAACCAATGTCAGTTACATTAGCAAATTTAGGGAGTGCGCTAGCAGGCGAAAGTCAAGCGCATATCAAATATCGTTACTTTGCAAAAATTGCTCGCGAAGAAGGCTTTGAAGATGTTGCCAAACACTTTGAACACACAGCCGAGCAAGAACTCAAACACGCTTGGGGTCATTTAGAATTGCTTATAGGCAAGCCAAGTACTAAAGAGTGTTTGGAAAAAGCTATTGAAGGTGAGACATATGAGTTTACTCAAATGTATCCGCAATTTCAAGCTATAGCTTTACGTGAAGGCGAGTTGCAGGCAGCTAAAGAGGCCGAGCATCAGATTGAAGAAAGCAAAGAACACGCTGCACAGTTTGCTGCAGTTCTAGAAAAAGCAGAAAAAAGATTTGCTGCTTTAAAGAAAGTTGAAGAACGTCATGCAAATGCATACAAACAAGTTTTGGAGACACTATAATGACATACGTTTGTGTAGTATGTGACCATGTTCACGACGAAGAACTAGAGGGTGCTTGGGATACTCTACCAGATACATTTGAGTGCCCAGAGTGTGGAGTAGGCAAAGAAGATTACGTTTCGTTTGAATGAAACCTATTTTTATACCCGACCCAGTTTTAAGTATACCTAAACCTAGGTTTGTACCTGATCCAGTAATACACCCAAAACACCTAACCCAGCGCTAAGCTGGGTTTTTTGTTTGTAAAAAACATACTTGAACTCTTATACTGTTTTTGATATAATACAAGTTCTAAACAAAATTTTAACACAAGGAAACACAATGAAAATTTATTTTGGCAATGCTAACGAAGACTTGTTTAGCGATGGGTTATTTGCACTTGGTGATAATCAGTTTTACTATGGCGTAGAACATGGCACAAATGCTGGCGGCTTAGATGAAGTAGTTATCTTTGATGGATGCAAACGCAAGCTTCCAATTCACATTCAAGCTATTCCTGAATTAATTGCTGCATTACAAGAAGTGCAAAAAGTTGACGAAGCCGTTAAACGTGCTCAAGAACTCACAGAGCGCGCAGAATCAAAAACCAAAGGTTATGCTACTAAACTGTGGCACGATCATTTTGAAGTTGACTTTGACACAGCGGAGTAATTAATGTCATCAGCAAGTAAATCTAAACAAGCATATGCTGCGTTGTATAAGTCCAGTACCCGCTGGGCTACAAATCGCAAAATTAAACTAACACGACTACTAAAACAACAACCTAATAACGAACAAATTAAAGACGCGCTAGCAAATATTAAATATCGTCGTCATACCCCAAACAGTAAAACTGTTTGGTCACATGACAATATTAGAGTTGCAAAATTATTCAAAGAATTTACAGGTCGTGCAAGCGCAGATTTATTTAGCAGTAATCCAAAAGTTCAAGCAGCAGCACTTGCTTATCGACCTGATGGAGACAAATTGAAAGTCATCGAAGGTAAAGTTAACTTTAGTTTGGGTGCTAGGGCACACGACTCTAAAGGTAACTTAGTATGGAAATAATTGAAATATATATCTTATTTGCACTAACAACAGGCATAAGCAGTTGTATTTTATTTTTAGCTCCTGCTATAAACATGGCTAAAGAGCTGGAAATACAAAATAGTTTTACTGAAAACACTTGGTTAAGCTATGCTACTTATATTACAATTTCAACAATCTTTGCTCCGTTTACAGTGCTGCCTATTTTTATACCAAGTTTTGCTGTGCGTTATAAACTTGGTTTGCGACGGGCGGTACTTGAAAGTCAAACTTAAAATTTTACATTTGACCCTAAATTGCAAAAGCGGTATAATATATACTTAATTTACGAAAGAAAGAACAAACTATGAATTTCCTAGAATTCACATATACAAAAGCAGATGGCACACAGTCAAAGCGTGCTGTAGTTCCACTAGTAAATCCAACTAAATTTGTTGAAGGCATTGATGTTTCACAAATGTCTGAAGATGAATTTGCAGTTTTTTGCCGTGAGTTTTCAGCATTGAAGTCAGCACAACATGAGCAAACTATGGCAGTGCTTGAACAGTTTGATCTTAAACACAACTATCGTAGATTTATCCCTGAGCAAATGTCAGATATTACAACCGATCATGTCTAAATTTAAAACATGGGATAGTGAAATATTAGGCGATGCAGTTAAAATAAGTTTACAAATTCGTGCTAAAATTGAAGAAATGTGCATTACGCACAGAATTTCTCCAGATGGTTTACCAAACAGTTTGATACCAACAGACAATCTTTACAGTTTAGTTTGTGCATATGAGGCAGCTTATAATGCATTAATTGAAAATGATTTGGTTAAATCAGGTAATTTAAAAACACAAAAAAATTTACATTAAAGAAAGCAAATAAATGGCAAGTTGGACAGAAGAACTCAAAACAAAAGTTATTGAGATGTACGAAGGTGCAGGCCCCACACCTGAATCCTCTACTGAAATTATCAAAGATATTGCAGAAGAAATTGAAATGTCGCCTAACGGCGTTCGCATGGTACTAGTGCAAGCTGGTGTATATGTGAAAAAAGAAGCAGGTGCTAGCACTACAAAAACTAAAGCACCTAGTGGTGAAGGCACAAAGCGTGTGTCAAAAGAGTCTAGCATTGCTGAACTCCGTGCAGCTATCGAAGCAGCAGGCAAAGAAGTCGATGAAGACATTTTAAGCAAGCTCACAGGTAAAGCTGCAGTTTACTTCTTATCAGTATTGAAGTAATTCAAGGCGGCATTTTGCCGCCTTTTTTCGTCTTAAACTCAAAGGAATAAAATGGCAACACGTAAACGTCCAGCACTAGAAGAAGAGTTGATGACTGATGCTAATATTGCAAAAGTTATAAAGCTACTCGATCCACAGGAAGAAGGTAAGAAACCTATTACCAAAAAAGACGCGTGTGCTATTTTAGGCATGAGTTATAATACTACTCGTCTTGGTACTATTATCGAAGAATATAAACAAAAACAAGTTCGTATATCGCAGCGTAAATCGCAACTACGTGGTAAACCTGCAACACAAGAAGAAAAAGTTTATATTATTAGTGAATACTTAAATGGTGAAACTGTAGATGCCATTTCAAAAATGACATATCGCAGTAGCCGTTTTATCAAAGATATTCTAGAAGGTAATAGTGTGCCAATTCGCGTACCTGGGTCAAGCTATTTTGACCCTCAGCTGATTCCAGACGGAGCAGTTCGTGACCGATTTAAGATTGGTGAAGTAGTGTATAGTTCACGCTATGATTCTACTGCACGAATTGATGCAGAACAAAAGTCAGATAAACATGGTTTTGTTTATCGTATCTGGTTGCTTGCTGAACGTTGGCAACAAAATGCCTATCAAGAAGCTGCTGAACTGGCTAGTCTAGAACACTTACGAGAAATGGGAGTCAGAATCTAATGGACTCAAATATACTATACGAACGCTTAATAGAAGAAAACATGGACAAAGGCTTTCAGGTCAAACTGGTGGTCAATGAGTTCCGTGAAACTATCTATGTACAACTAAGAAAGTATTTTCTTAGCTATGAAGGCGAATGGGTTGCTAGTCGTGAAGGCATCTCAATTCCTGCGTCAATTGAAAATATCCACTCGCTTTTATACGGACTGTTTGATATTTGTGCCAAAGCCGAAGGCAAAGAGGTCATCGAATACTTTTCAGACAAGATAAAAGAAAAATAAACTTGAATCGCTTAGTTTAAAATGTTATAATAATACTTATGAACAAACTTGAACAATACTTAAATCTAGCTTCGCGAGCCTACTATAGTGGTGCTCCGATCATTAGTGACGACCAGTTCGACCGACTTGCAGAGTCTATTGGATATAATGCTGTTGGTGCTAAGCAGCACGGCAATGTCGAGCGTCATGTTTATCAAATGTATTCACTACAAAAGTATTATGAAGATGAAGATCAAAAGCGTCCTTTGGAAGGTATTACTGATATTGTTACTACTGCCAAGCTCGATGGTGCTGCTATTAGTTTACTGTATGTGGATGGCAACCTTGTACGTGCGTTAACTCGTGGTGATGGTGTCGAAGGTCAAATCATCACAGACAAGATTCTTAGTCATAGTGGTTTAGTTCCCCATAAAATACCACTAACTGGAATCTATCAAGTTACTGGTGAGATTGTTGCTCCAAGTTATATTGAAAATGCCCGTAATTATGCGGCAGGCTCACTAAACTTAAAAGACAGTTCAGAGTTTAGTACTCGTGCATTGAGTTTCTTTGCTTATGGTGCTCAACCTGCAATTACTACAACTTATCGCCAAGAACTAGCCATACTAAAACAGTATGGTTTCAATGTAATCAGCGAACCTGACTTAGATAAAATATATCCTTGCGATGGTGTAGTGTTTCGTGTAAACGATACCCAAGTATTCCAAGATTTAGGATATACTGCCAAACATCCTCGTGGTGCATATGCTAAAAAGGAACGACAAGCCCATGTCGAAACAAAACTCTTATCCGTTGAATGGCAAGTGGGCAAAAGTGGTAAAGTCACTCCAGTTGCTATTCTTGAGCCTGTTTATATTGGCGATGCCCTCGTCAGTCGGGCTACTCTTAATAATCCTGGTTTTATTGAAATGCTCGATCTACAAATCGGAGACACCGTAGCAATAATTAGATCAGGTGAAATTATCCCTTGCATACTTCACAAAGTAGATGCATAAAATTTTTAGCCAGGGGCAAAAGAAATTTTCACTTGTCCTAGGCGACTTAATCTAGTATAATAGATACTTAAATTGATAAATAAACTATGAGAATCGAAATACCAACCGAATGCCCCTGCTGTAATTATCCTTTAGAACTGGTCAACGATCAGCTCTTTTGTAGAAACACGGCTTGCGGTGCTCAGTTAAATAAAAAGGTCGAACACTTCTGTAAGACTCTTGGCATTAAAGGTATGGGTTCTCGCACAGTGGAAAAACTTGGTCTGAGTGATATTACTGAATTGTTTTATCTTGATTCAGAGCAAGTTGTTGAAACTCTTGGTAGCGAAAAAGTAGCATTAAAACTACTGGATGAAATCGAACGCAGCAAGTCTGCTGATTTAGCCACAGTAATTGCTAGTTTTTCGATTCCCTTGGTTGGTTCAACAGCAAGTAAGAAATTGTGTGAAGTAGTTACATCTGTAGACGAGATCAGTTACGATACTTGCAAGCAAGCTGGACTAGGCGATAAGGTTACTCAAAACCTAGTGTCTTGGCTTGAGACTGATTTCCAAGAGATGAGAGAGTTTTTGCCTTTCTCGTTTAAATCTCAAAAGAATTCCAATACGAATACTAATCAAAAAACTATTTGTATCACAGGAAAATTATCATCTTACAAAACTAAAGCAGAAGCCTACAAATTATTAGAAGAGGCAGGCTACACACCAGTAGAATCTGTAACTAAAACTACAAATTATTTAGTTGACGAAGAAGATAAAGGTAGTTCAAAACGCAAAAAAGCCGAGTCTCTCGGTATTACAATTATCACAAACTTAAATACTTTCTTGAAAGAAAACAAAAATGACTGAAAAAGCTAAAAAATGGTCGGACGAAGCTATTGACCAATTGATGAGCATCGTTAACGGACAATCACCTGTTAGCGTTGATACTGTGGAACGTGCCGCAGAATCTTTGGGTTTCACAACTCGTTCTGTTGCCTCTAAATTGCGTCAACTTGACTTCGAAGTGGCATCTATGGCTAAAGAAAAGACAAGCGCATTTACACCTGACGAAAGCGCAGAATTGTCAGACTTCGTTGCTAACAACGCTGGTGCTTTGACATACAAAGAAATCGCTGAAACATTTGCTGGTGGCAAATTCACAGCAAAACAAATCCAAGGTAAACTGTTGGCTTTGGAATTGACAGGCTCTGTCAAGCCAGCTGAAAAAGTTGAAGTGGCTCGTACATATACTGAAGCCGAAGAGTCTAAGTTTATTGCTATGGCTGACAGTGGTAGCTTCATCGAAGATATTGCTACTGCCCTGAACAAGACAGTTGCTTCTGTCCGTGGCAAGGCTTTGAGTCTGACACGCAAAGGTCAAATTGCTAAGATTCCCGCACAGCGTGTTTCTCATGCTAAAGAGACTGTTGATCCTGTGACTGCCTTGGGCGACAAGATCAGCTCTATGACTGTTGCTGACATTGCTAAAGCTGTTGACAAAACAGAACGTGGTCTTCGTACTCTGTTGACACGTCGTGGCATCAAAGTTGCTGACTATGATGGTGCTGCTAAAAAAGCTAAAGCAGAAGCCAAAGCTGCTGCTTAATCTAGTTTTATAAACGATTGGTCGGGAGTTCTCAAAAAGCTCCCGACCTTTTTTACTTTAGCGAGTCGAAGATGAAGGTTACAATTACATACCACGACAACGACTCTTTTACCATAGAAGAAGTTGTCAAACAAGCCGTTCACAACTACGGCAAAACCGCACAAATAGAAATTATGCCCGAATCTACGATGGCATACGATCATATCTATTTTGGCTTGCAACAACTAATTACGCATGAGCAGTTGAGTTTATTGTATGACAAAGATACTGCTTATCAACAAGATATTAAAAAATTAAGAGAATCTATTCTCTATAAAGTCACAGAAATTATTGACCAAGTTATTATTGACAACGAATCGAAAGTAGGGTAATCTTGGATACATCAGCAGTAGTCTTAAATAAATTGCTAAGTGAGCGAAACCTAGATATCTGGGCTAAACTCAAATTAGTATTTCTGGACGCTGCATACTCTTCCTTGTACGGTGCTATAAATAAGTATTATGAGAAATACAGCGCTGTACCGTCATTTGACGATCTCGAAATAACCTTAAGGGAGGGTCCAGCGTCTAAGACGTTAGCAACTCTCCGTTTAACCGAGGTTCCTGACGTTTCAGCTGAGGTTGCGCTTGATGCGCTAATCGATCAGTATACACAAAATGAAACGGTAAAATTATTAGACAAATTTGTAGACAAACTACCGCTTTACGATTCTAACGAAATAAAAGATAACTTAGCAAACATAGCACTAACAATAGAAGAAAAAACTCATACTAGTGAAAAAGTATTCACTATGGCTGACATGATGATGTTTCGGCATCCTGATGAACTGGAAAAAGAACGTGTATATCTTGGGCTTAATAATACTTTTGATGCCGTGCTTGGCGGTGTTGCTCGCCAAGAACTCATTCTCATTGGGGGTAAACGGGGATCTGGAAAATCTATTACTAGTAGCAATATTTTCGTTAATCAATACGAGTGCGGTAATAGTAGTATTTATTTCTCTATTGAAATGACTGCTCAAGAAACAATGGAACGCAACTTAGCTATTTTAGCTAATGTGAACCTACAAAACTTAAAACAACACAAATTAACAGATGACGAAGTTCTCCGAGTAGTAAAAGCCCGAGCAAATATGTTCCAAGATGCTGATTCTACTGTTGGAGAATTTATGCGTCATCGTGATAGATTTAAATTTGAAGAACATCTAGTACGAAACCATATACTTAAAGCAGATAATCAAATGATTATTGTAGATGACCGAGACCTGACCCTAAGTTCAATCGACTTGCATATTGGCAAAGCCAAGGCAAAGTTTGGCGATAAGCTAAAAGTAGCAGTAGTTGACTACATTAATCAAATTGTACTAGAAGGTGCAGATCAATATGATTGGAAACCACAAATTGAAATATCCAAGAAGCTCAAAAATCTTGCGCGTAAGTATGAGATCGTTATGGTATCTCCGTACCAAATCGATGCCACAGGTGAGGCGCGTTTCGCCAAGGGCATCTTGGATGCGGCAGATATCGCCCTTACGATGGAAGCGCATGATAAAGAAACCAATGCGATCAGTTTTGAAACAACAAAGATTCGAGGCGGCAAGGAAATGGCATTTACGTGCCCGATTGACTGGGACACCTTACGCATTAGTCCACAGTCAGTGGATAAACCAGCCGCTAAGGAGACTGTTAAGAAAGCTGGGAAAAAGGCCAATGCCGCAGATTTAAAACAAGACGACACAGCATCTGACTTACCATGGAATTAAAATGAGCGATCCAGTACTAGAACTAATTAATAAAAACAGTTTAGCATTTAGCGTGTCGGGCCGCGACTACCTTATTAAATGCTTAAACCCAGATCACGAGGATTCTAATCCTAGTTTTCGGGTAGATCGTGTTACTGGTGTTGCTCATTGCTTTAGTTGTGGCTTCAAAACAAACTTATTTAAATATTACGGGGTTTTTACTAACCCTGTACCTATGAAAATTGCGGCACTCAAGGAAAAGTTAAATGAGCTAAGAACAGGTCACTTAGGATTAGAGTTACCTAACGGGCATACTCCTTACCTAAAGCAGTTCCGTGGAATAAGTCCTCAAACTTTAAAATACTTTGGGGCATTTTATACAAACGTAGTTGAAAAACTACAAGATAGAATTGTTTTTCCTATTCGAGATATTACTGGTAAAATAGTAGTATTTGTAGGTAGACATACACTATCAAACGGAAATCCTAGATATATTAATTATCCTAGTGGTGTTACAATGCCAGTATTTCCAGCAAGCCTTCCAAGCGGATACCAGTCAATGGTAATTGTAGAAGGCGTATTTGATATGCTAAATCTTTATGATAAAGGTTTAGAAAATGTAGTGTGTGCCTTTGGCACAAACACTCTACAAAATGACACAAAACAAAAACTTTTGCCGTTTAAAGCACAAGGTATTACTCATATATATCTTTTATTTGATGGTGACGAGGCAGGCGATAAAGCTGCCAAAGCATTAAAACCTCTAATTGAAGCAGATAACTTTATTGTTGAGATTATTAAACTACCTGATGACAGAGATCCAGGTGAGCTTGATATGCTCGAAGTAAGATCTATTGCCGAATATATAACTAAATAATAGCTAAATACGCTATAAGAAAGTATTAAAATGAAAATTGCATTAATTGATAAAGCCCCTAATCGTACTCGTTATAAAGAGTACTTTAACTTTGATTTTGACCATTATCATATGAGTTCAGTTCCTATTACTAAGCTACTTAAAAAAGATGTAGACTTAGAAGTAGACTTAGAGCCTTATGACTATGTTATTCTTGTAGGTGCAGAAGCTGCCAAAGAATATGCTAAAATTACTTCGGTAACTAACATGGCAGGTCAATTAGTTGCAGATAAGTTCATTGCTATATCAAACCCTGCAATGCTGGCTTTTAAGCCAGAAGGTAAACCAGATTTTCAGCGTGCTTGTGATCGCATACATAAATACATAGAAGGTACTTTACGCCCAGCAACTGAAGGCGATTTTAAAGGTATTAATAATCCAGATGAAGCCCGCGAGTTTTTAATCGAAGTGCTTGAAAATGCCCAAGGCTATGTAGCACTAGATACTGAAACAACTGGGCTTTATCCTCGTGATGGGTATGTGCTTGGTGTTTCTGTTAGTTATAAATCTAAACATGGTCGTTACATACTATGCGACGCTATGGATGAAGAATGTGTAGAGTTATTACAAAAGATTTGTGATAGCTTTGTTATTGTATTCCATAACATGAAATTTGACTATAAAATGTTAGCCTATCATTTAGGACTTACATTTAATCGTAGCAAAGTTCATGATACAATGGTTATGCACTATGTATTAGATGAAACCGATAGTCATGGTTTAAAACAACTTGCACTCAAGTACACAGATTATGGTGACTATGATTCAGAATTAGATGATTTCAAGAAAGAGTATTGTGCTAAGAATGGCGTTTTACAAGACGACTTTACTTATGACCTTATTCCATTTGATACTATTAGTCGTTATGCTAGTATTGATACTGCCGTAACATACGACTTATTTATGAAATTCTGGCCTATCGTCCAGAAAAACGATAAACTACGTTTCGTATATGAAACGATTTTGATTCCTGGTACACTATTCCTAATGGACATGGAAGAAGTAGGAATCCCTATTAGTCAAGACAGAATGGCTGCTGCTAATCTATATCTTGACGAAGAAATTGAAAAAGCCAAGCAGGTGGTATATGGATTTGAAGAAGTTAAGCGTTTTGAGCAAGACACTGGGAAGATTTTTAACCCTAATAGTGTTATGCAGCTTCGTGTCGTCTTGTTCGATTATCTTGGTTTGTCCCCCACTGGAAAAAAGACAGCAACAGGAGCAGTCTCAACAGATGCAGAAGTACTTGAGCAATTGTCTGAAGAACATCCACTCCCAGCTGCTATCTTGAAAGTACGACAACTTGGAAAAATCCAAAATACCTATATTTCAAAGATTTTACCAGAACTTGATCGTGATGGTCGTATTCGTACAAATTTTAATCTTATATTTACTACTAGCGGTAGGCTTAGTAGTTCTGGCAAGTTCAACGCTCAGCAAATACCTCGCGACAATCCTATTATCAAAGGTTGTATCAAGGCTCCAGCAGGCTACAAGATTGTATCGCAAGATTTGACCACAGCAGAGATGTATTATGCTGCTGTGTTAAGTGGCGATAAGAATCTACAAGAAGTATTTTCCAGCGGCGGAGACTTTCACTCAACTATTGCTAAAATGGTATTTGATTTACCTTGTGCGGTTGAAGATGTTAAGAAAAAGTACGGAAATATGCGTCAGTCAGCTAAAGCTATTAGCTTCGGTATTTTGTATGGAAGTGGTGCTAATAAAGTATCTCAAACTGTATCAAAAGCCACTGGCGAAGACTACCCTGTAGATCGTGCCAGAGACGACATTAAACAATACTTTAAGAAATTTAGTAAACTAAAAAATTGGTTAGACACACGCAAATCATTTATTGAACAAAATGGATACACATACTCATTCTTTGGCAGAAAACGCCGCTTACCAAATGTCTTTAGCTCAGATAAAGGTATTGCAGCACATGAAGTGCGGTCAGGAATCAATGCCGAAGTACAAAGCCTTGCCTCAGACGTTAATTTACTTGGTGCAATGCGAACTGCTGACGAAATTAAAGCAAAAGGCATTAACGCAAACATCTTCATGTTAGTACATGACTCTATTGTTGCACTAGTAAAAGAATCTGATGTGGATGCTTATTGCGAAATTTTAAAACGCAATACTCAACATGATTGGGGTTGTTCTATCCCTGGATTCCCTATTGGAGTTGACCAAGATGTAGGCAATGACTATAGTTTTGGCGACTGGGAAGGATACTATGAAATTGCAGGAGATCGTATTTCCCGTATTCAGGCTGGGTGAAAAACAGCCTGAGCAAGAAAATGGCATAGTGTACTATAAATCAGAATATAGTGATAAGGATACTGCTGAACACACAACAAATTATAGGTTCGTAGACGATAAGTCCATAGATAAGCCAACTTTAGGCTTACGCAGACTCGCTTTGCAAAGTAAAGCAACGTTATTCCCTATAAGTTCAGCAGTATACTTTCTTGTAGATATTATTAAGTTAGCAAAATCCACAACGTGGTTTATAGACAGCCACGGACAGGTTTTTCAACATAAAAAAACCACACGCGCCAAACTGACAACAAAGAAGATTACTAAAGTGTTACCTGCGGATGGCATAGGGTGTGTATTAGAACTAGAAGGTGTGTCTCACAGATTCAAAACTATGATTCAGCCTGAAAGCTACCACCAGTACGCAGGAGTTTTATATATGGACAACAGTTATTTATTTTACGGATACTACGAATATCCACAAAAAGACACGTGGAGACTAGTATAATGGCAAAAGCAGTGATTAGTAATAGAATTTACATTGATAATCCTGGCGTAGAGCATACCAAACACGTAATTAAATCTCTTACGTATAAAATCCACAAAGATACTGGTTCAAAGAAATTTGCTAGTGTAGAAACTATCAAGAATTACAAGTCGTTAATCAAGGGTATTTTATCTATTCCGCAAGGGCGAACGGATTTAATTCCCAAAGACTATGAAATCATAGATAAACGAGTTTTAGTTCCTGTTCCATTTCCCGACCCTAAATTTGAGCTTTACGAAGATCAACAAACTATCTACAACGAAGTAAACGATACGTGCTTTATCAATGCACTACCAGGTTGGGGTAAGACTTTTACTGCATTACATCTTGCCAGAAAGTTTGGGCAGAAAACTTTAGTTATTACCCACACAGCGGCTCTTAGAGATCAGTGGGTAGAAGAAGTCCGTACACTGTTTGGTTGTGAGTGTGGCGTTATTGGTGGTGGTGAATTAGATCACGAAGATCATTTTATTACAGTTGCTAATATACAAACACTTGTAAAACATACTACAGAACTTGCCAAAGAATTTGGCACAGTTATATTAGACGAAGCACATCATTGCCCTGCTACAACTTTTGCAGGAACAATTGATGCATTTCATGCCCGTTACCGAATTGCCCTTAGTGGAACTATGATTCGCAAAGATGGCAAACATATTTTATTCAAAGACTATTTTGGTACTGTAGTATTAAAACCTCCAGTTTCAAATACAATACCTCCTACCATACATATGGTAAAAAGTGGCATTACACTTAAACCTAATGCAACCTGGGTAGACAAAATTACTGATCTTACCCAAGATGACAAGTACAGACAATTTATTGCAGACATAGCTAAAATGCACGTTGCTGAAGGGCACAGTGTTTTAGTTATTGCTGACCGAGTAGAATTCTTAGAAAAGGTAAAAGACTATGTTGGTGAAACGTGTTTGTTGGTTACTGGGAACACCAGTTTTGAAGACCGACAAAGAGCAAAAGCTCAAATCCTTGCCAAAGAAAAAATGTGCATTGCTGGAAGCAGGCAAATATTTTCAGAGGGAATTTCAATCAACATCCTTAGTTGCGTAATTTTAGCGGTACCAATGTCGAACGATAGTTTACTAGAACAAATTGCTGGTAGGATTATGCGAATGCATGACGGTAAACTAGACCCAATTATAGTAGATATTCAATTTGCTGGATACGCTGACAAGAAGCAAAACACAGATAGGTTAGGGCTTTATCTCCGCAAAGGCTGGAAAGTGTTAGCGTAGTTAAAATTTCACTTGTCAAATAATATCTAAAATGGTATAATATTTATTAAGTTTCAGTATATGACCCTTTTCTTCAACCTTGGATTGCTTGAGTCCACAACACAATGCGACTCCGTAAAACTAGTTGAAACTTTAAGATTGCACTTTATTAGAAAATCTATTCCTAAAAACCAATACAGTAAAATCAAACCGATTTTTAACTTAAAAGGTAATAGTTTTCTAATAAACCCTGCTCGTCTATTTACTGATACCAGCACAGATATTGTACATAAAGCACAATACATAAGATTAGCGGGGCGTAGAAATTACGCCATTTATAAACATTACGGTTACACATATCTAGACCTATCTTTTTATTCAGATATTGACATAAACGCAATAAAATCAAACCCGCTACTAAAAATAACAGAAAACAAAATCCACTTCAAATACGAGGAAAATTAAAAATGGCACTTAGCTTTAAAAATACCAAAGGTAAAGCACAATCAAACAAAGTCGAATCTTATGAATACAAAGATGGCGAAAATACGGTCCGCTTAATTGGCGGAGTTCTTCCACGATATATTTATTGGCTGAAAGGCACTAATAACAAAGATATTCCAGTTGAATGTTTAGCATTTAGTCGTGAAAAGGAGAAGTTCGATAACATTGAGAAAGATCATGTTACTGAGTACTTTCCAGAAGCAAAATGCTCTTGGAGTTATTCTGTAAATTGTATTGACCCTAAGTCGCAAAAAGTTGTTGCTCTTAACTTGAAAAAGAAATTATTTGAGCAAATCGTTACAGCGGCTGAAGATTTGGGAGACCCTACTGACTATGATACAGGTTGGGACGTTGTATTCAAGCGTGTAAAGACAGGCCCGCTGCCTTTTAATGTTGAGTATACCCTACAAGTTTTGCGTTGCAAACCCCGTCCACTAACTGACGAAGAGCGTGCTATGGCTGATGCTGCTAAAAATATTGATGAGAAGTTTCCTCGTCCTACAGAAGCAGATGTAAAAGCCTTGTTGGAAAAGATTACTACCAACAGTGAAGAAGATGGCGAAGGCGAATCTTCTGAGCAAGAAGCAGTCAAAGAACTTGGTTAAAAAACTTAAAGCCCGCTAAACAAAATGCTTAGCGGGCTTTTCTGTCATATAAGGGAATATGAAAGTATTATTTACAGCTGACGTCCATATCAAATTGGGTCAGAAAAACGTACCTATTTCGTGGGCTAAAAATAGGTTTAATATGCTATGGCAGCAATTAGAAGCACTACAAGACGAGTGCGATCTTTTTGTAGTTGGTGGAGATGTATTTGATAAGCTCCCTAACATGGAAGAACTAGAGACATATTTTGATTTAGTTAGTGCTTGTAAGATTCCTACTATTATATACGCTGGAAATCATGAGGCAGTTAAAAAGGACACAACTTTCCTTACTAACTTAAAACAAGTTACTAATCGTTTGAATCCCAAAGTAGAAATTATTGATGATTTCTATAGTTTGGATAATATGGATTTTATTCCATACAATAAACTAAAAGATTTCGAAAAGTCGCCACACACTAGTTATGGCGACATATGCTTTACTCATGCTCGTGGAGAGATTCCACCACACGTAAAGCCTGAATTAGATTTAGAGCTGTTTGCTCGTTGGAAAGTAGTCTTAGCTGGTGACTTACACAGCTATGAAAACTCTCAGAAAAATATCCTATATCCTGGTAGTCCTGTTACTACTAGCTTTCATCGTCACAATGTAGATACTGGTGTTATTATATTGGATAG